AGATGGTACTAGCTTTGGATTTATTAATACCGGATACGTGGATAGATATATAAACAATAAAACTGAAATAGAAGAGACAAGCGTAGAAGAAAAAAAGAAAAAAGAAGACGAAAATAAGAGAAAAGAAGCGCGCATCAACGACACTTTAATAAAGCAGGCGATTACCTTCAATCAAACCATATCAGATTTTTATGGCACTACTAACCCTTCCGATTCAAGCGTTGATCAAGCTACGAATTACTACATTCAAAAGATGTCAAAAATTAAAGCTGATGATCCTGCTACAAGGGCTTCTGCAATGATTCCAGTTAGTTTAAATTTCACAACAGACGGAATATCAGGCCTGAATATGGGTCAGGGCTTTACGATATCCAAAAAATTTCTGCCTTACACATATAACGATAGAAATATACCTGGAGTTGGTGCTAGCGCTACTGAAAAAGTTGGATTCGTTGTATTCGGTCTTAATCATAACTTTGAAAATAATCAATGGAACACCGATGTTAGGGCAAATATGATATATCTTAAAAAAATAGAGGATTTTAAAGGAGCAGCTGTAAAAGCAAAAGCTGAAAATAAAGAATTTAGATACAATGAAAATAATGTAGTTTCCAAAGATTCTACTTTTGTGGCAGATATGAATCAAGCAAAAATATCTGCAGAAACATATCTTGGAAGAACAATGAATAATAAAGAGTGGAGCGCTTTGGTTTCTGCGGTGTATGCAGAAGCAAGTCGTAATCAAACAGAAGAGGGTTGGGTAATGGCGGTTATATTAAATAGATCTAGAGAAGCCAAATCAACTATTTTAGATACACTATCAAAACCCAATCAATTTCAAGCTGTAACAGGAACAAAATACAATAATAATAGACCTTCGCCTAATTACGTAACAGGTCCAAATCAAAGTATAGCTAATGATATATATACTGCAGCTTTAAGAGTATTGCCATCAGTTCCAAAAAATTATCGATACTTTACGTCGGCTAATTTAAAAGCTTATGGACTAGGCACAGATGTAAACTTTTTTAATAAATTAAAAAGTCAAGCAACTAGTAAAACTATAGGACAAACTATATTTTCTACAACAGCATAAAATATGTTAAAGTACTATCCAATATCAAGAGTCAAAAAGAATTTGGTTACCCAAGGCGGTCAACTTCTACTTAACGGTGAAAACTACAAAGGCCACTACTACGAAACTTTTGAAGGAGACTGTTACACAGGAAAAGATCCAGTAACGGGCACCAATCAATTGTTAGAAAGAGTAAGCACGTACCCAAATTCTCCGCTGTTAACAAACTTCAGTTTGCCTTCAAGTGTAAAGAAACAGTTTGCGATACAGAATAAAATAAGCACCGTAAATCAAACCGAGCCAGTTCCTTATTATCCAAATCCTACGAGCACAGACTATCAAAAAGGCTACATCGTAAGATACTTTACAAAGAAGATAAACAATAAAGGGTACATCACAGAAATTTCTGAAGATGGGTACAACGATATAGTAAACGGTACTGCTCAGTTCGATATCTCTATTTATCAAGTCTCCACCATACTTTGGAAAATCTCAGGACCATTACGCACTATTAGATTATCCCAATACGATATTAGAGAGGGAATCGTAGAAACAAACACGAGATTGACCGACTCAGTAGAGAAAACCTTTTTGGGCATGATTGACTTCATTGGTGGTGATTATATTAAGTTCGCAAAACCTACTTCGTAGATTAATTGAATAGAATCGATTGGATTGGTTATATTTAGTTCAAATTAAAGGTTATGTATTTCATTGTAGAAAGTTTGTCGCAATTTGGCAACCTTGATATTAAAGACGAGTGTTTCGTACAACTAATACCGGGTAACGATAGAGTTCATCCGAAGTTGACGTATCCAAGTTTACTATATTACAACGATGGTGAAAAGGGTTACATATTCCCTTTCAAACACTCAGAAAGCTTTTACTTGGATTTTAAAATGGTTCAAGAGTTTTTAAAGCTTCACAAAAAAGTATATCTACTAGACAAGAAATTTCACTCTTACTTCTTGGATCTACCGAACGCTATAGATCTACACTTCGTTAATCTGGATCAAACAAACGAATTTAACCAGTTCGATTGCGATACCAATTTACACCACGATTTTTACTCACGTTATGGGCACCTTCCCATCACAAACGAATTAATACCAATATCAAAGCACTATGAAAGGTGCCAATGTTTGTACGATTACGTTAAAGGCTACTTCGATTTAGAAACAGATCTACAGACTCAAGAGGACTTCATAAATGCATACAAATCTGTCGAGGAGAATCCAATAAAGGTGGATGTAAAGTGCTTGACGGATAAGTACCAGATTCACGATCAGAGCTACTCTATTAAAGGGGACCGGATGTACTCTTGCTACAACTTATACAATTTAACTGGAAGACCAACAAATTCTTTTAACGGCATTAACTTCTTGGCCATTCCAAAAGAGAACGATTTCAGAAGCTGCTTTTTACCTTCCAATGACTTTCTTGTTGAATTTGACTTCGACGCATATCACTTGAGGCTAATAGCTAAACTTATAAATTTTGAATGTCCACAAGAGTCTTTTCACGAATATCTTGGTAAAAGCTATTTCAACAAAGAGGAGCTTACGGAAGACGAGTACAAAGAGTCCAAAACTATTACGTTCAAACAGCTTTACGGTGGAGTGGATAAAAAGTACAAACACGTAGACTTCTTCGCTCAAATGGGTTCTTACGTAGACGAGATGTGGAAGCAATACAGTAAGCAAGGCGGTTATAAGTTACCAACGGGCAGAATAATCAAGAAGGACGATTCCATGACCAAGTACAAGCTGTTTAACTACGTGGTGCAAAACCTAGAGACAAGCGAAAATATTTATAAGATACAAGAGATTCAGAACTATCTTAAAACGACAGGCGCCAAGACCAAGCTAATTCTAATCACTTACGACTCGTTTCTATTTGATTTCAGCAAAAAGGACGGCAAAAAGACACTACAGGAGATCAAAGCAGTATTGGAAACAGGCGAAATGAAGGTAAAACACAAACATGGAACAAGCTATGCATTCTAAACTAATTACAAATATTTATTAAACAAGGTTATGACAGAAACAAACACATTAGAATTAACACCAGAATCGCTTATGAACAAGCTGTTTTGCACATTCGCTAAAAAAGAGTTATTAGACGAAAGGTTGCAAGAAATAAATAAAGAATACAAGATCCTATATAATAAGATATTCGTACTGGCTTCCCCAGAGTCTGACGAGTACATGTGCACATACAACATCGAGATAGAAGGCCCTAACACCAAGATCCTACCGAATACTATTTTATTGCACAGAAAGAAGGACTCAAACACACTATACACCATTAATGCCCTTAATACCCTAATCAAAAGTTTGAATAACGGAGTATTGGACAATAAGTTTATGGTTAACTGGCCTGACTATAGGAACTCTATCCTATTGACCCAAGGCGAAGATCTAAGAAAGTTAAATACCTCTATCCACAAGATAGTTGCCGTATAGCTCTCACTGAAAAATAAATTTTTTTCTTTCGAATTTATTTAGTATATTAGCTATATAATAAATTATTAAACAACAGTTATGGACATTTCCCAATTAAAGTCTAGGCTCGCTTCCCTACAAAATCCAAGAGGCGGACAGAAAAAGGATTTCAGTTTAACAATCTGGAAACCTACTGTAGGTAAACACTTAGTTCGTATTGTACCATCCGTGTACAACAAATCGAACCCATTCAAGGAATTATTTTTCCACTACGGCATCAACAACAAGACGATGATTTCTCCGACTTCTTTCGGCGAAAAAGATCCAATCGTTGAATTCGCTCAAGGTTTAAGAAAGAGCGACGATTGGCAGTCAGCTAAGAAGTTCGAACCAAAATTACGTGTATTTGTTCCAGTCATCGTAAGAGGCGAAGAAGACAAAGGCGTAAGATTATGGGAATTCGGCAAGCAAGTCTACATGGATTTGTTAGCAATCTTAGAGGACGAAGACGTAGGGGATTTTACAGATCCTATTCAAGGTCACGACATTACAGTCGACACAGCTGGTAAAGAAACCACTGGATTAATGTACAACACTAGCACCGTAAGAGTTAGAACAAAAGTTACCGCGT